TTCTTCAATCAATTGTTCTTTTGATATAGACATTATATTCTCCTTTTAATTATATATTAAGCAACTGCGTAGCCATTGCCACCAATTACATACCACTTAGACGCTTTAAAGATACATATAACACTTTCGCCTGGTGCATTTAATGTAATAGTTGTACCACCTGCTAAATTAGCTGGTGTGATAACTACATTGCTAGTACCACTTGTTGATGTATTTAAAATCATCTTAATTTGTCCTGCCACACCGTCTGCTAACGCACCTGCGTGTGTAGCTGATGTTGCATTTACTTCAGTTACAGCTGATGTTACATCAATAGCTGTTGCTGATGAACCGTCTGCTACAATTGCCTGTGAAGATTGTGCTAGTCCTAACCAAGTAGGAATATAATTAAAGATGTTTTCTGCTGAAACACTTTTGTTAATAGGTGTACCACTTGGGTCATCTACTACATGAAACAGGTCTACACCTGCTAAAGCTGTACCTAGATTGGTAAGCTGCGTTATTTTCTTATCTGCCATTTTTTTCTCCTGTTAACCCCTTAGGGAATGCTACTGTAGCCAGTTGACTACATCACTTTGTTCATATAATTATTTATACAAGAAAAGGGGACCTAAGCCCCCTTTTCAATTTTGTTATGCTGCTACTGTAATTGTACCAGCTGCTGTACCAATACCAGCGGAGTTAGTTATTGTAGATACTGTTGCTGTACCTGCGTCTTTAACTGTACCACCGTTTAATGACATTGCATTTGCACCAATTGATAGAACATCACCAGCGTTTGTAGCTGCGTTAGCAGCGCCAATAGCTAATGTAAATACTAATTCGTTAGTACCTGTACCACTTGCATATGATAATGTGTGATTTGTTCTTTGGTCATTTACAACTGTAAGCTGAGGTGTACCTGTTACATCTACTGCTTCATTAAATCTGGCTGTTACTGATAATGTACCACCATCTGATTTATCAAATGCTGTGATATTAAAATCAATACTTGTAATGTCAGCGGCACCAAGAGCAGTTTGTAAATCGCCGATGGCAACTAAAACTTCTGGTGTAGCGCTTGTATTATCGTTACCTGACTGAATAGAACCTGCTTCTCTAACCCAACCTTTTGAGGTAGCGAATACCTCTTTCTTTTCGGCTGTAGTTAAGTTTTTAGGCTTACTCTCGTCAGAGTCCGTTGCTCCCCATAAACTCATATCTTTTCTCCCTTTATAAAGTTAAATAATAATTCGTATATTATGTGTTATAACAGGACTATTTATATGAGTTGGTTACTTGAAACCAAGTTTTTTGAGTTCAGAGATTGTCTGTGAGGCAGTTTTGAATGTGATACCTGTACCACCTGCTCTATTGAATTCAGCAGTATTCTTTTCGTAATCATCAATCAGTATAGAACCAGGACTTGCATAGTTCTTTTTTTGACTTCTCATCACAAGATTGATTTTATTGGCAGGTATGCCAGTGTTCTTCATAGCCCACTTCTTCTTGCCTGGAATGCAATTAGGGTCGTGAGCATGTTCTACATAAGCACTTAGTATGTGAGGATTGTATTTCTTTACAAAGGTAAATAATTTCTTACCCTCATTCAACCAAGGTCCGTCAGACCAAAACTTTTTGTTTGCGATGATTGGATCCCAACGCTCTTTTCTACCAAGTTTAGTCCATTGATTGATTGTAAGACCAGTAGTCTTCTCAATATTCTTAACAAAATCGAAAAGAACACCATCCATATCTAAATATATTCTAGGTAAATTTTTCATAGTGTATCCTTTTCTTTATTATGTGTATATCCTAACATACTTCCACACTAAAGGCAAGCACTATTTTGCTTATTTATTGTATTTAATTGTTGGATTTACTTCGATTTCACTTGGTTTTTCTTCTGTATCTGTTCGCTTTTTGTTCTTTAATTCAGTTTCACTGACCTTTTTCTCTTTAGTAGGTTCAATTTCTTCTTTTTTCATCTTATCTCTAAGAGCTTTGTATGCAATACCTACCTGTAAAAGAGGTTCACCAGTTTCAGGATTAACCATCTTCTGTGTGTCCTTTTGAACAGCCTTAGCTTTCTCTAAGTCAACCTTTTGTTTTAGAAGTGTGACTTCATCGCTTTTTTTTTCTAATTCTTTTTTAGCAGCGTCTTCGTCTTTCTTAGGTTCTTCTTTTTTAACCTCTTCTTCTTCAACTTCTTTCTCTTTCTTTTCGCCAGCTGCTTCTTTCCACATATCTAATACGGTTTCTGAAACAGTTTTGATGATTTCTTTTTCACCTTTGGCATCTTTCTGAGATTGATTTGCTTTCTTAGTTTGTCCCATATGGCTTTCCATGTGATACCCTTTGCCATCGCAATGGTCACACCCTTTACCTTTACACTGAGGACATTCTACTTTTTCTTCTTCTAAATCTTCGTTAGTTCTTTTCAAAACCTTTTGTACATCTGGATGTTGTGATAAACCTTTTGCAAGTTTCTCAATAGCTTTTACTGCACCTGAATAGTTACCTTGTTTGTATCTAGGGTCATTTGCAATACCATATGCTTGTTTAATTTGTTGTGAAGAAAATTCTACAATTGTTTCTTCAGTTATTTCTTCATTCTTTGCTTTGTATTCTTTATCAATCTTACTAAAGAAAGCAGACTTTTCTTTTGGTGTCATTGCACCAATGCCTTTGCCTGTCTTTTCTAATTCTTTTTTGAATTTATCTTGATAAGCATTCTCTCTAGTATGGTTAGTCATGCCGGCAACTACATCTTCTATACTGCCGGGCTTTTTATCAAAGTTATTTTTCATGTTATTTACTCCCTTTAACTTTGGCAGCTAAGTCTTTGTCAGCTCCACCCCATGTTCCAGAGGATTTTGTTACGAATGAATTTACTCTAGCAAATGCCCATTGTTGCTGTGAAGCACCTGGTCGGTGTCCACCTCTCCATGCGGCCATTCCTCTATCGTAAACCTTCTTTAAAATACCGTAAGGCATTCCTGATTTTTCAGCTTTGTTTTTTAGACCTTTGATTTGTTCATACATCTCTTTTGCTGGATGGTCTTCGTTCTTCATTACCTTTTTAGCAATCTCATGTCCTTTTTCTATAGTCTTTTTATCTAAAGGTGGTTCATCGTTCATAGATTTCTTTGCTTGTGCCATACCAATTGCATATGCATCATCTTTTTTCATTTCATCTAGTTCTTCACCTAAGATACCTTTTACTACAGATACTTTTAATTTTAATTCTTTTGCAATATCAGCCGCTGACTTACCATCTTTTTGCATGGCATCAATCTTACTCATCATACCTTCTTCTAAATCAGCATCTTCAACTGTCATTACATTTGTGTCTGGAAACTTTGCAACTACTTGCTTGTGAATACTCTCAATGTTTTTGGCACTATCAATTCTAACTTCTGAACCAGATTTATGAATTTCTCCACCACCTGTTTTACCTTTAAACATATTAGCAATTCTACCTGCTTCACCTGAATTCTTTGCCATGTATTCTACATACTCAACACTCTCTGTAAATCCTTCTACAGACATAATTGAAGCGGCCATATCACCTGTTGCCATTGATACATCACCGTTTGCTCTTTTGTATAAGAAGTATCTTGACATATTTGGTTTGCCATCAGGATACATTGTTACTTTGTCTGTGTTGTACTTAGCACTTCTACTCTTACTCTTTACAACAAATTTTTGTGTAGATTTACCACCCATAGTTGAGTTGTAAGTGATATTCATTGTATCACCTCTCTTCAAACTATCAAATTTCTTTGCGTCAATCTTACCCTCAGTAACATCTACTAACTCTTGTGTAGCCTCGTCTAAGATTTCGATTTCTTCCATTCTAATCTTACCAAGTTTATTTAAGTCGGCAGCTTTGTAATTATGTTTGGTCATAAGTCTAGTCATGGCCATTACTGATACAAATGGTATATCACCACCATATAATTTTTCTAATGCGTTCTTGTCTTTATCAAACTTGGTAAACATTGCACCTAATTTGTTTGCATTGTCAATAGAAATCTTCTTACCTCTTAAAGGTTCGTATTGTTTCTGTAACTGTTTAATTTGACTATCTGAAAAACTTTCTTCTAGTTCTTCATTTGCATTATCTGGATTGTACTCCATGTAATCCGAAACTGAATTGATATAGTCTTTTGCTTTTGTAATCTTAGATTGCACCCATGCTTCTAGTTGTGCATCATCTGTTTTACCTTGTAAGATAGAAGATAACTTTAATGCTTTATCAGATATAGCTTCTAGTTCTCCACGAGCCATAGAAATCTCATGGTCGGCAGCCTCTTTAATTCTTACATAAAATCTGTTATTAAACGGAGATTGGTATACATCTGCATCTTTGCCCATTTCTTTATTAGCCTTGTCGGCCATTTTCTGTGCCAATGCTCTGTTTGGTAAAGCGTTACCTAATACCTTAACACCGTTTTTTAATTTGCTTACTTCTTTTTCAGTCAGCGCTACTTGTTGCATCGCCTCTGTGAATGTTTGTCTATATCTGCTCATTTTAGTTGTCTACCTTTGCTCCCGCTCTCCATTGATAACACGACCAGTATCTAGCTTTCCATTTAGGACCTGGATTATCACAATTATGCCTAGCTCTAAAAGACTTTCTTCGAGCTGGGTTATCTCTCTTAATACTTAATCCAGTTGTATCGCCGAATGACACTTTAACAATATTGCCTTGGTCATTCTTAACATAAACATAAAACTTCTTACTGCCACCTCTAATCGGGTCGTTTAATTTAACTTTCTTACCTTGATACTCAGCCTCTTGTAAACCCTCAAGCTCGTGCTCAAAGATACACTCTTCACATGCTTCATCAATATTTTCGAATTCTTTAAATGTTTTCATTATAGTTTCTCTATCATCTTAGAAACGACATCCTCTAATCTAGTTCGCCATTCCTCTTTGTATCGTTCCCTATATTTATCAATTGTTTCAGCTGAAGAAGCCCATTCTTTTATATCTTTTTTGCCAATAGATTTAGGGTCGTTAGGTGTGCCTCTTAATTTAGCATCTACTGGTGCTACATCTGGCGTTTCACCTGGTGTCATTTCTTTTGTATGATTAGCATAATCATGCCCAATTTCATAGGACTCAGGTACAAAACCCTCTACTTTTTGTGCATCTTCTATACTCATCTCTTCAGGTACACAATTCGGTACCATCTTATCACCTTTTTTCTTCATACCAACCTTTTTATAACCTACCCAACAAGCATCTTGTAAATCTCTCTTAAACTCACCAAACATTTTCTTATACTTTGTTGTATGAATACTTGGTTTAGTCTTAGCATCTTTATCACCTGGTGCTGGTTTATTATCGTTCTTTGTAGTATCTTTATTCTTAAAGTGGTCTGC